GAGAGTTGATCAATGAAATCGCACGCTGCTTGAACATGCCGTTCAACGTCGCCGCTTGCAACTCGGCATCTTACAACTACGCCTCCGGGCGTCTGGACCATCAGGTCTACTTCAAATCGATTCGGGTCGAGCAGGACGCGCTTGAGTCGATTGTCCTGAGCAAGATCTTTCAAGCGTGGCTCGACGAAGCCTCGCTGGTTCCGGGTCTGCTTCCGGCTGGTCCCTACGGCGACTGGGCGAGCGATCGCCAGTGGTTCTGGGACGGAGCCGAGCATGTGGACCCGACCAAGGAAGCGAGTGCCCAGGAAACCCGCCTCCGCAATCACACGACGACCCTCGCCGAAGAATACGCGCGGCAAGGTAAAGACTGGGAGCAGCAGCTGCGACAGCGAGCCAGAGAACTGGAACTGATGCAGCAGCTGAACCTGAGCCCTGAGACCCCTTCGCAGGCAACTCAACCGTCTAATGCCACGGAAGACGCGACAACGGACCAGGCAGCCGCGTAAGCAGCGGCTTTTTGCCAACGGTCCCCAGCGAATTACGCTCACCAGCCAGATAGCCGATCTGCAGCTCACCGCTGCCGATCCTTCTGCCGAAGGCCAGCGGCCGAAGGTCCGCGCTTTCTCGATGACGGCCTACACAGGCGGTCAGATGACCGTCGCCGGTTACTACTGGCCCGTAGTCGTTGACCTCGCGGGCATGACAGTCCGCTCGCAGACCCGGCCGATTCTCTATTCGCACGACGCGGCTCAAATCGTCGGACACAGCGAGAAGATCTCCGTCACGGCCCAGACGATCAAGGTCTCGGGAAAAGTCAGCGGCATCAGCGCGGCGGCCTCCGAGGTGACTGCCCTGGGCGACAACGGCTTCCCGTGGCAGGCGAGCATCGGGGCGGAGGTCCAGCAACTCGAATTCGTCGATCGTGGCAACACGGTCAAGGTGAATGGACGCAACGTCTCGGGCCCGGTCTACGTCGCCCGCAGGACATCTCTCCGAGAAATCTCTTTCGCGGCACTCGGAGCCGATGACAACACCACTGCCTCGATTGCCGCCTCTCTCTCTCCCCAGGAGCATCGTTCGATGGAATTTTCCCAGTGGCTCAGTGCAAACGGATTTGACGCCCAGAACCTGACCGGCACGCAGCTCGACATCCTCCAGTCCGCCTTCGAGGCAACCGGAGCCGACCTGCCGGACGATGACTCGGACGACGCGGACGAGGAACCAGCCAAGTCCCCCAAGCCGGTCGCAGCAGCAGTCGATGCCCAGTCCATTCAAAAACAGGTCCGCGAGATTCAGGCAGCCGAAGCCGACCGCACCAGCAGCATCAAGCTGGTCTGCGCGAAGTACGGCATTTCCTCCGCCCGGATCGACGGCAAGGAAGTCGCCAGCCTCGAAGCTCACGCCATCCGCGAAGGCTGGAGCGCGGAGAAGACCGAACTCGAAGCCCTTCGCGCCTCGCGGCCCACGAGTCCGGCGATTCACGTCGCCCAGGACTTCTCCGGCAACCTCAGCGTTCTGGAGTGTGCCGTGGCCAAGAGCGCCCAGCTGCCCGACCGCGAGCAGCGGTTCGATGTCCGCACGCTCGACGCGGCCGACAAACAGTACCGCACAGGCGTGGGTCTGCAACGGCTGCTGATTATGGCGGCCAGCGCCGCCGGGTTTCCGGTTCCCCCCGGGCCGATCCGGCAAGTCTCTCGCGACTTCCTCCGGGCCGCGTTCACGATGCACGAGATTTCGGGCATCCTCTCCAATACCGGCAACAAGCTGCTCCTGTCGAGCTTCAATGCGGTGGAAAGCGTCTGGCGTTCGATTGCCGCAATTGGACAGGTCAACGACTTCAAAACCGTGACCCGCTTCCGGCTGATTGAAGATGCCAAGTTCGAGCGGGTCGGTCCCGATGGGCGGCTGAAGCACGCCGGCTTTGAGGAGGAATCTTTCTCCAACAAGGCGGAAACCTACGGCAAGATTCTCTCGCTCACGCGACAGGACATCATCAACGACGACCTCGGGGCGCTCAGCACCCGGGCCCAGAAGATTGGCCGGGGAGCAGCCCTGGAGCTGAACGAGGTCTTCTGGAACGAGTTCAACACAAACTCGACCTTCTTCACCACGCCCCGCAAGAACTACTTCGAGGGAGCGGCTACGAACCTGCAGAGTTCCTCGCTGCAGACCGCCGAGCAGATGTTCATGGACCAGGTCGATCCCAAGGGGAATCCGCTCGGCCTGACGCCGGCAATCCTGCTGGTCGCCTCCAGCAACAGCGTCACGGCCCGCGAACTGTTCAACTCGACCGGACTGATCACCGGTTCGGCCGGCAAGAACATGGCGATCAACGTCTTCGCCGGACGCTACCGCCCCGAGGTGTCAGCCTATGTCGGAAATGCAGCGTTCGGTGGTTCACAGACGGCGTGGTACCTGCTCGCCGACCCGAACGACTTGGCGACGATTGAAGTCGTGTTTCTCAACGGCCAGCAAACTCCCGTGATCGAAGAGGCCGAAGCCGACTTCGACACGCTCGGCATCGCGATGCGGGGTTACTTCGACTTTGGCGTGGCCAAGCAGGAGTGGCGAGCCGGCGTGAAGAGCAAAGGCATCGCGTAACCGAAACTAATCAACTACCTGGAGTTATTTCATGGCCCTTGAAGTCACTTTTCGCAGCGGGCATCCGGTGATGCTCGACTACACCCCGGCCGCGGCAGTTCCGGCCGGGCAGATCGTCGTGGTCGGAGAACTGAACCTGATTTGTCACACGGCAATCCCGGCTAACATCCTCGGCGCGGTAGCTGCCGGCGGTGGGGTCTACAGCGGACTGGCGGGCGGAGCGATCTCGGCCGGCGCAAAAGTCTTCTGGGACAACACCAACAACCGCGTGACGGTCACGGCGACCGGCAACAAGCCGCTGGGGTGGCTGCTCCCCAACAGCTCCGCCTCAGCCGCAGGACAGACAGTCGAATTCCTCCACGATCCGGCGGCCTAATCCCATGTCGCTGCTGACCGATGGAATGAACTGGTTGTCCAGGCAGCTGCCGAGCGCGGCTGGGCAGGCGGTGACCTACTACCGGGGCGCGAGTCCCATCGCGATCCCCGACGCGACGCAAGGCCGCGAGGTCTTTGAGTCTGAGGGGGAAGACGGGAGCCTCATCCGCAGTGTGCAAATCGACTGGATTATCCACCGCGACCGGCTGCAGCTTGCGGCCGTGCCTTTCCTCCCAGAGGTCGGCGACCGCGTGGTCGCGGCTGATGGGACTTATGAAGTCCAGCTGCTGGGTGACGAGCCCTGCTTTCGCCGGATTACCGATGAGCTGTTTCGGATTCACGTTCGGAAGGTAGCCAATGGCCAGTGAAACCAAAGCCCTCCGCGATGGAATCGTCGCCGCGATTGCTGGCTGGGTTCCGGCACCGGCCGGGAGCTGGCCCAGCTTTACGCCCAGTGCCGTTTGGTACCTGACGGACGACCTCGACGAAGTCTCCGGTTTGACCGTGAACGTCGCCCCCGGGGCGATCTCGGGAGCACCCAAGACCCGCCGCGACATCGAGCGAACGACCCGCATCGCGATCCAGATCATCAAGAAGCTGGAAAGCGAAAACGAAGTGGATGGGCTGCTCGAACTAGCCGAGCGGCTCGACAAGTTCCTCTACGCCAGTGCCCGACAGGTCGCCGGGTTCAATCTGGCCCGCACCGAAATCCAGACGTTTGACTGGAAGCTCCTGGAAGGGAAACGAACCTTCCACACCGTCCTGATTGCCACCTTTCTCAGTTTGGAATAGCCCCATGAAAAATCTGCTGCCTCTGCTTCTCGCCTTTTGTCTGATTCCCGCAGTCGCCTGTGCTCAGGAAAACATCTCAGCCGTTTCGGTCATTGCCGAGGCTCCCGAATCCCAGCCAAGCTCACCGAGCATCGAGCGTCAGCGGATACTCGCCTTTCAGGTCGCGCTGAATCAACTGGCCGACCAGAGCCGGCTCCGGCCCCTACAGGCGGCCAAACTGCGGCGGGCAGCCAAGGATGCGGCGCTCTGTGAGTACCTTGCGATCCGGTACGGCAGCGAACTCGATGAAGTCGCCTCGGAAGTTGCGGCCGGCGATCAATTCTTTGCCTTCATCAAGTTCATCATCGCCAATCAGGAGTCGATCCTCAAATTCGTCACCATGCTGATTGACCTGTTCAGTTAAGCGTTCACTTTCTTTTGCGCAACATTATTCCCCCGCCGCCCAATACCAAAGCCAATCCAGCAAAAATGATTCCTGAGTTCACCATGATGTCGGATTTCAAAAATTGGCTTTGAACTCCAAGTGCGAGCAAGAACATGGCAATTCCGCAGCCAGTCATCATGCCAGCGCAGTAGTCGGATGTGAGCTTCACCATACACAACTCCCAACAGTTTGATTCGCGAACGATTTAACAAGCGAGATTTTAACTTACCCCATGAATCAAGTCCAAAAACTTCTCTGTTTCAAACAAGACCCTGCGAGCCCCCCAATGGCCCTCAAATTCGTTTCACTGCTTCTATTACTGGCCGTCTCAGCACCGGCGGACGCTCAGCTATTTCGTCGGCAAATCCTAACCCCCTGTCCGGGAGGCGTTTGCCACCCGCCAATCGTCATTGCCTCGCCGGCGATTCAGCCGATCCCAATGGATGCGGTCGAACCCAAGGCGGACGAGGCCTCAACCGCCTGGTACAAGACCCTACGGGGACCGGCTGGTTACGCGGTCAGCGCGGCGGAGGAAGCCAAACTTCGCGCCTGGACCAAGCGGGCAGTGCGAATTCTCAACGGCAACTCCTGCGGAACCGGCTCGCTCTGCGGCCGGGATTCGACTGGCATCTACATCCTGACCAACGCCCACGTAGTTGGCTCGCGAATTGGACATATGGTGAGCTGCGAAGCGCTGCTGGCCGACGGCTCGGCGACCGAGCGGTTTCAGGCGAGGGTGATTGAAGCGGCTTACAGCAGCAAGACCTCGACTGACTGGGCGCTACTCAAGGCTGACCCGAGCTGCATGCAGGGGCTGGAGCCAATCAAGCTCTCGACGACCGACCCCGACTCCCGGAAGTTGACTGGAACCTGGGGTTGCCCCCGCTGCGAGGTACCCAGCGGCCAGCTCTGCCGCACGCTGCAGCTGGGGAGCATCTGGTACTGGCAGCCGAATTCGATTGGCGGCCAGAGTGGCTCGGCCGTCGTGCAGGACGGAACGCAAAAGGGCCTGCTGACCTGGACCATCGGCGGCAATGGAGCCGGCCAGAAGACGGCGACCATCTACCGCCAGTCGCAGCAGCAAAACACCGACGGACCGGCGAGGGTGCCAGGGATGATGATTCCGGCCTCGACAGCCGGCGTCGAACTGATTGAAGGCTACCATCGCGAAACGAGCTCGCTCAGCGATTACCCCATCTGGGATCTCGGCAGTAGCCCCGAGCCCCCGCCGAGTCCCCAGTGTCCGGAGATTGGACCTGCCGAGCGGCAGCTCCGCAGCGAACTGGGCGAGGATTGGCCAAAACTGATTGCGGTGCTGGCGGAATTGTCCCGACTCCTCAAATAGGACCCCGACCTTTATGGAAAACGTGACTGCCATTCTCTCGGCCGCCCTTACGAACCTAAGCCAAACGGAGCTGGTGGCGATTACCGCCGGGACCGCGCGGCAAATCGGGCTGAGTGTCCAGCCCAATTGGCCAGACGATCGGCCGATCGAGTTCGCCGTCTCAGCCATCCGTTCCAAACTGCAATCCCCTCCTCAGGAACCGGACGACGATGCAGCTGACCTTTAAGCAAGCCAAGGAATTCTTCCTCGACCGGATGAAGGTTCTGGAAGCGGTCGAAAAGGGCCGCGTCGATTCGCTGCGGCGAGTCGGCGGGTTTGTACGTAAAGCGGCTCGGCGGCTGATGCGCAAGTCCCGGCGGCTGCGCGAGAGCGAACTGAGTCCGGCCCAGTTGGCCCTCTGGGAAGCGGGCGGCCGGAAGCGGGAAGACTTGCCCTTCAAATCGAGCGAGCCGGGCGAGGCTCCACGCGTGCGAAAGGGGACTCTCAAGAAGGGAATCCTGTTCGCTTACGACCCAGCCACTCAGTCCGTGGTGGCCGGGCCCGTGAAATTCGACATCCAGGGAGACGCCCCGGCGACGCTTGAATATGGCGGCTCGGCGGAGGTGACCATTTTCGAGCCCAGCCTCCCAGCAAGAAAAGGACGCCCGGCCAAAGGCAAACAGCTGGAAGCATTCCGGCGAAAGCTGGCCGACGGCTCACTCAAGCGGCGAGTCAGCAGCGGCCAGCGGCGCAAGCGGGTGCGAATTGCCCGGCGGCCGTTCATGAGTCCCGCCCTGGAGAAAGCCCGGCCGGTAATCGCCCAAGAATTCAAAGACCTGATCAAGTCATAGGAGCCCCACCGAAATGACCAAGCTCGGCCTCAATGCCAAGTTCTACCGCAACACCGGCACCTACGCTGTCCCGGTCTGGACGGAGGTGACGGCGATCCGCGACTTGACGCTGACCGACTCGATGGCCGAAGCCGACGTGACGCGGCGCTCCTCGGGTGGCTGGCGGGAAACGGTCTCCACCCTGCGCGAAGCTTCCATCGACTTCGACATGGTCAACGTGCAGGCCGATACGCAGGTCAGCGACATGCGGGCCGCCTACGCCGCGCGCACAACGGTCGAATTCGCAATTCTCGACGGCGGCGTGGCCGTCTCCGGGACGCGTGGACTGCGGGCCTCGTGTCAGGTGACCAAGTTTGAACTGTCGCAGGAGCTGGAAAACGCCCAGATGTACTCGGTGACGATCAAGCCGGCTCCGGCTGCCAATCCCCCTAGTGAAATGGTTATCCCGTAATGGCAAGTTTCCAAGACCGCCTGAGTCGCACCTGGAACATCGAGATTACCGTCTTTGAACTGAAGAAGGTCAAGGACGAGTTCCAGCTCGATCTGGCCGAGTGCGCCAGCGCCGACAACAGGCTCTTCGCCAGGCTGTCGACAGACACAGTCCTGCTGGTCGACGTGCTCAGCTGCCTGCTGGAGGACCAGATCAAGCAGCTGGGGCTCAATGACAGGCAGTTTGCCCAAGGGATCGTCGGCGTCGGAATCACCCACGCGATTGAGGCTCTGGTGGAGGCAATCGTAAATTTTTCGCAGCCCCGGGAGGGGCAGCTCATGCGGGCGATGTGGAACAAGCTGGAGTCGACGAAGGAATTGGCGACGGTCCGGGTGCTCGGCCAGATGGACGAGATCGATGTGAACAAGCTGGTCACGGAGCACATCGACGAAGCCCTCAAGTCGCTGCCGCGGAAGTCTGGCGGCTGATTTTTGAATTTGCCGGAATCGTGGGCGTCGAGCCCTGGACGTTTACGTTTGGGGAATTGGCGGCGATGGCCCGGGCCAGACAGATGGCCGCTTGGGAAGCGGTCTCGGCTCTGCTGGCGATGACGCACAACGTTCACTGCACGAGGCAGTCGCAAATCCGCAGTCCGGAAGAGTTCCACCCACTGAGAAAGAAACGCCGCCGACTCAGCCGCCAGGAATCGGCCGCAGCCTTGATCGCGGCGTTCGTGACCAACCCCACCCCCAAGTGACACCTCCACCATGACCAAGATGCACCTCGGCCCGTATCAGGCCAAATTCAATACGACCATCGGCGCGACTGAGGAAATCCCCTTCGTCGACAAGTCGGGTGCACTGCTCATCGCCGGTTATGAGTCAATTGGCGAGAAATTGCTCATCGGCACGGCCAAGGACCGGTTCTTTGACTCGTTCTTCGACTTCGACACCAGCCCCACGGGTAACTGGGAGATTCTCGAACCGTCAGCCGGGATGAGCATTTCCGGGCCGATCGGTGGAGCGGCGGTCGGGGCCTCGCCTTATATCAACCTCAATAGCGGCATCGGGGCAGGGGACCGGTTGGTGATTGCCAGCCGGCAATGGTGGCGAGCCCCCCTGGATTTGCGCTACCAACTCTCTGCATCCCAGCGAATCGCCAACAACGCCTTTCGCATCGGGTTTGTGGAATGCAACCCGGAAACCGGGCAGCTCCTGACTGATGTCACCTACACAACGGCCCCGGCGGTACTCAACGCCCGAAATGCCGTGATGGCGGAATGGTCAGGCGTCACTGCCACGACCGGCAGCATCGTGGCACGCACTGCCGGAGGTGGGCTCGATACGCTCGCCGCCGCATACGGCACCGGCTACACGACGGTCGCAACCGGCACGGCTCCCAACTTGATTGCCGCAGTGAACTTCGGCCTCGCATTCGAACGTGATCGGATCTCCGCTCGCGGATTCGTCAAGAACGCGCTGACCAACCTCGGCGGCCAGTTTGCGATGGACTCGACAATCCCCAACCCAACAAAGTCTTATCGACTGGTGATGCTGGTTGAGAACGGAAGCACGGCTCCAGCTTCGGCTACTGATTGGCGAGTGCACCTGGTCAATGTGCTGGATGGCACGCGGCTGGATGTTGCCCCCCGCGCAGCTGGCCGAACGGATGGAGCCCAAGCGTTCCCTGCTTGGCTCAACGGAGGCACGGTTACAACCGTTTCTACCGTGACTTCGGCGACCATTCAGGCGACACCCCTGAACTTCGCGGAGACAACAACCAATCTCGCCGCGTCAGCAACCTACAGCGGCGCGGTCAGGGATATGGGCTCGGCCGCGCTCTACAAAGAGTTCTCGGTTCTTTGCACGTCGCCCACTGCGGGCACTCTGCGAATTCTTCAAGGTGCAGCCACACCCCCAACTTATGTCCATTCCCAAGTCGCTGTCGCCGCCAACACGCCGGTCGAACTCAATTGCCGTGTAGCGGCTCGTTACATTCGCGTCGAATTTGTAAACAGTGCCGTCGCCCAGACCGGCAGCTCATTCCAGATCATTTCGGCCGCCTATCGGACTTGAGTTGAGTAACCGGCAAGGGAGATTCGAAGTTGTCAGCCGCCGGAATTCGCGCAGGGAAAGCCTTTGTCGAGATCGGTGCCAACGATACGGCGCTCGTGAAGGGACTGCGCGCTGCGCAGGCCAAGCTGAAAAAGTTCGGGATGGGCCTCTCGGCAGTCGGCGGAGGACTCTCAGCGGCATCGGCGGCGGTGCTCGGTCCCCTGACGGCCAGCGTCCAGGTGTTTGCCGGCTCGGGTGACGAACTCTCGAAGATGGCCGACCGCACGGGAGCGAGCGTCGAGGCGCTCTCGGAGCTGCGGCACGCGGCGGCTCAGTCGGACGTCGAAGTCGCCCAGCTCCAGACCGGACTCAACCGGATGTCCAAGGTAATTGGAGAGGCGGCCACCGGCAGCGACGGGGCGGCTGAGGCTTTGGCTCATCTGGGACTCTCGGCAGCCGAGCTGCAGTCGATGTCCGTCGACCAGCAATTCGAGGCGATTGCCGATGCACTGGCCGGAATCGAAGATCCGGCGATTCGCACGATGCGGGCAATGGAAGTTTTCGGCAAGGGAGGCGCAAGCCTGATGCCGCTGATGACCACGGGTGCCGCCGGGATTCGGGCTCTCCGCGAGGAGGCCCGCAAACTGGGCCTGCAGGTCAGCAACTCCGACGCTGCCGCGGCGACGCTCTACGGCGACACGCTCGCCAACCTCTGGTCAGTCATCAAGGACGTGTCGTTTGAACTCGGGGCTGCCTTAGCACCGGCCCTGACTTCAATTATCAAGACAATCACTCCCCTCGTCGTCGGTGTTGCCGAGTGGGTTTCGAAGAACCGGCAACTTGTCGTCTGGGTTGCGGCGGTGGCCGCCGGCGTCGGAGCCGCAGGAGCGGCGCTAGTCTCGCTCGGCGTCGCCGCGATGGCTGCCGCTGCGGCGATCAGCGGGCTGATTGCCCTGGGAGGAGTACTTTCGACCGTATTCGCGGCCGTCATCTCTCCAATCGGCCTGACCATCGCGGCGATCGGTGCCCTCGGTTATGTGATTGCCACCCAAACAGAATTTGGAGTCGCGATGGTCAAGTGGCTGGGGGAGCAGTTCTCGGCCCTGTTCGCCACCGTCTCCCGGACGATTGGCAACATCGTCGGCTTGCTGCAGGCGGGACAACTCGGCGCGGCGATGGAACTCGGCTGGACGGCGATCGACGCGGCTTGGCAAACCGGAATCGCCGGCCTGCGAAATGCCTGGACCGACTTCACCACCTGGATTCTGAATATTTGGACCAGCACGGTCTCGTCGATTGCCAAGTTCTTCAACGACAGCTGGAACTTCATCGAGATTGGCTGGACCGAGACGATTGGCTTCTTCGCCGACTCGTGGACCAGCTTCACGAACATGCTGACCAAGACGTGGAACTCGACGATTGGCTTTGTCCAGAAGGCCTGGGTCCGGCTCAAAGGCCTGTTCGACAGCGACATCAACGTGCAGTCCGAGGTCAACCGCATCGACAGCGAGACTTCGGCCCGAAACACAGCCAGCGATTCGGCGACCGAGGGGATTCTCAGTCAGCGGGCCAACGATCGCTTCCAGCGGCAGGTCCAGATTGACCAGCGGACCAAGGACATCGACCGGACGCTGGAAGAAGATCGCCAGCGTGAAGTCGACCGACGCAATGCCGAGGCTCAGGCGGCCAAGGATGCCCGCAATGCCCGGGCGGCCGCAGCACGCGCTAAGCTCGACGCCGCCAACGCCCAGGCCGAAGCGGTGCTCGGCCAAGCCGCTCCCGCTGGCCCCCGCCGGCCGGGAGCGCCCGCCGACATCTTCGCCGAGCAGTCGAGCAAGTCCGAACGCGAAGTCAGCCGGGCAATCCAGAACCAAGGCACCTTCTCCGCTGCGCAGGCCCTGCAGTTCGGCCCCGGCAATGACGTGCAGCGGAAGATCGCCGGCTCCAGCGAGGAGACTGCCCGCAACACCGGACGGCTGATCCGCGAGCTGCCGGCGGCAATTGCCAAGTCCAACCGGCTCAGTGCTTAAGGGAAACGAATGCCGCTCACCGTCGAAGAGTTCATCAAGAGCCCGCGGATCACCGGCGACTTCCACCAGTCGACCCGCGAGATCGCTTACAAGATTCGGGGGACAAGCGATCCCGACGCGGCGTATGCGGCGCTCGTCGCGGCCGCTCCAGCCAGCGTCACCGTCGATGGGATTACCCTCGCCAAGCGGGTCTTCACCGTCGATTACGTGGATGAACAGATCTTCGACGGCACGGTCACCTACTCGAAAAAGTCGCTGGACAACGAGGAGCTGCAGGCTGGCGAGTCGAGCTATCAGTTCGAAACCGGCGGCGGGACGAAGCAAGTCTCTTACGCCATCGCCACGACCAAATATCCGGCCAGCGCCCCGGATATGGCGAACGCCGTGAACTTCGATGGCGAGAAGATTAACGGCGTCGAGGTCCAGGCACCCGTCTTTAACTTCTCCGAGACGCATGTACTCCCGGCGGCGAGTGTCACGGGTGCTTACAAGCTGGCCCTGTTTAACGCGACCGGCAAGGTAAACAGCGGCTCGTTCAAGGGCTTTGCCCAGGGGGAGGTGCTGTTCCTGGGTGCCAGTGGCTCCAAGCGGGGCGATGACGACTGGGAAATTTCCTTTCGCTTTGCGGCCAGTCCCAACGCCACCGGGCTGGTCGTCGCCGGCATCTCGGGAATTGCCAAAAAAGGCTGGGAGTATCTCTGGGTCAATTGGTGCAAGGAGGTCGACAGCCCGACCAATGCCCTCAAGCCGAAAGCTCAGGGCGTCTACGTCCAGCAGGTTTACGAATACGCGAACTTCGCCACGCTGGGGATCGGCACCTGATGGACCCGCTGGGTAAAGTCAACCGCTATGGCAAGCTCCCCCGCTCCAGCAAAACCTGGAACGCCGCGCTGCGTGCCGCGCGGCAGCGACGCCAGCGGATCACGCCGCCGCCCTCGGGCGACGAGGCGTTTCTCGATGCCTATCCCTACGAACTGCTCGAGGTCCGCAACGCCCAGAACGTCCGGATCGAGCCGGGAACGCTCTGCCATGTGCAGTTTCCCAGTGGAGTCCTGCCCTTCGGCAATTTCGAGACTTCGAAGTTCCATCAGCTCCCGGTAATCTTCCCCGCCTCGGGAACCATCGCCGAACCGGCGGCGAGCTCGTTCGTCCGCGTGCTCGATCGGATCGAGCGGGGCAACGTGGGCCGGGCCGTGCTGCTGGGGCACCTGCCGGACGGAGTCTTGCAGCTGGGACCGAGGCGGCACTGGGCCGGCAAACCGTTCGTCGGTATCCCGTTCGTGAATCAGGCGAAGCATGAGAGCCAGCCGTTTACCAATGTCGAGGCGGATTGGATCACGGTGCCAGCGTCTGGCAACGGCGGTTCGTTCTCGGGAGTGCCGGGTACGGAGAATAAGCCGGCGTCGATTGATGGGCTGGAGTTCATTCCGCTCCGCGATGTCAGCCGCACCAAAAGCGGCCGAACGAGATTCTGGGATGCTTACCAGCCGGTTCATCCCTGCCGGCTGGTCGGCACGCTCACAATGCGACTGTTCATCTCGCGCCCCCGCGTGAATCTCCGCAGCGGGTTTCTGTACGGCGACTGTGAGTTAATTGTCGCCATCAACGGCAACCCCTTCGTGCCGACAAATCCGGACCACTTTGCCCAGCGGCAGACGGTGGCTCCGGTGCTGCTTAACCGCTGCATCCGGCAGTTTTCCGGCTCCGGGTTTGACATCAACTTCAACAACTCACCGCTGCAACCCGATGGCAGCGCGGGGAGCGTCCCGCCAGAAAACCTCCGTGAGTTTCGAACCTTCGTCTTGCCCTTCACGCTCGGCCGTCCCGACCCGTTATTCGCAGGCGACATCTACTGGACCGTGATCTTCCAACGGGGCCGGAACATTTGCCCAGTCCTGCCGACGGTCAAGATCGCCGGCTGCATGGTCGAATTCCTTGAAATCGACCGGGACGATTCGCGCGACCGCAGCGGCAACCCGCTTTCGCCCTTTCTCGGGAACCGGTTCCGGACTCAGTCGAGCGAAATGGGACCAAACATCCGCGACAGTTCGTTCCGCGTCTCGGCCAGCGCGGTGGGCGAGTCAACTGTAATCAAAACACCCCTGTTTTTCTTACGGAATGGGCAGGGCTCGGCCACACTTGCCTCGGCCTCGCTCTTCGCCGCCGGGACCGCAAACACGGGGGCGGGCCCGGGATGAGCGACCCCTATGCACTTCCCACCGTCGGCGCTCGCTTGCCCCATTCGGCGACGCTGCTCAATTCGCTGCTCGACGGAGCTCGCGCCGATAGCGATGCCGACTCCCGGCCGGCGGGCGATGCGTCCGTCTTGACCGACTACTACCCGCACCGGGTTGTCTTCATTCGGAACACGACCCAATTTCAGCTGCCGAATGACCAACCGATTCCGATTGGCAAACCGTCCGGCACCAGCGACTTCTACAACGGGCAAGTCGTGTTTCCTGTCGTCTCGTATGTCGACGGCTGGGCCACGTTCGCCCGGCCGCTGAAGCGTTTGCCTCCAGGCTGCGCCGGTCCGGCCGTGATCCTCGGTTGGCTGGGACCGGGCCGCCGACCGGCTCGCTACATCTATGGCGGCTGGGTCTGGCGACGGACTCAACCGCAGCGGGCCTACGGCGGGACGACATTCACCGGGCTCACCTACGTGCAGGCCGCGCGGCAGAATTATCCACGGCCCGGGAACTCAACCTGGCGAGATGCCTGGTACAGCGAGGACTTTGGGCTGAGCTACAACGGCCCGCCCGAAGCCCGGTTTCCTGGAATGGAGTCGCTCGGGCATCGCTTTATCCAGCCACCCTATGGAACCGTGCTGGAGTTTCGCAATCCGGTCGACCAGCATGGCTGGTGGACGCCGACGGTCGAGTTCCGGGCTTCGCACAACTACGCCAGCTGGGGCGGCACGTCGAACTACTTCACTGCGCCAGCCGTGCAGACCTTCGGCGGTTATCCCTACGGGGGCGCGGCGCAAGTCTGGCTGGAACCGATCTGCTGGCAACCGGCGGTCATCGGCTTCAACGCCACACCCAACGCCTACAGCGGCAACTTCAACTTCGCCCCACTCGTGACTGGGACCACGCTGAATCCCAATGGCGGAGTGCCGCCGCGGCCGATTTACCAGTCTTATTCGCTGCCCATCAATTTCTCGACCAAGAACGTCTGGCAGAACGGCCTCGTCTTTGGCGAGTCGCACGCGATTCACCGCACGGTTGGCATTACCACAGGCTACTACTATCGGTTAAGTGTCAGCGGCGGATTGCCTGCGGGCTGGAATGTTTCCGGCGTGTTCCCACCCGAAGTTCGGCCGCTGCCGGGGCCGGAGCTGCTGCAGATTTTTGAGACTGACCGGGACGATGCGATTCGCTTCGATGGGAGCATCCTCTCGCCCGGTATCGGGACCGGGCCGAACCCAACGGGCTCGGAAGCGATCGGACCTGCCGTTTTCGGGCCAATCGGTCTCACGGCCGAGCAGGCACCAAAAACGCAATCCAGTCAATTCGTGCGGCGCGTGTCGGTCGGGATCGGTTATGGCTCGGTGATCGGAACGGCTGACCCCCCGAGCGTGGGCTGCAGCCTGGCCGCGGCGGGGGATTTCGCCAGTGGTCCGGTCACGGGCTCGGCTGCATTGTCAGCTGCCGCGGCGCTGAGCAGCTCCGGCACCGCTACCTCACCCGGCGTCAGTGGCTCGGCCTCGCTCACGGCCGCGAATGCGACGCTCAGCGCCGCCGGCTCGACCGGTAGCTTCGGGGGAGGTGGGGCATGAGCCGGGATCCATTCCAGCAGCTGCGTCCCGGAGACAGGATTCCCCGTTCGGTTCGGGCGTGGCGGGAGCTGGTCGACGTCGCCCGCGAAGCCCAGGCCAAACGTTCGGGGCTGCCGGCTGAGCCTGCGAGTTCGACCGACTTCTTTCCCAATCTCACGGTCAACGTCCGCAACCAGTCAGGTGCTCAGATGATTGCCGGCGAACTGGTAAAAGTGTTTCCACCGGAAACGATGGGCGCGACTCCGGCGGGGAACAAGCTGCTGAATGCGCTGGCCATTTTTCCGGCCGTCAAACCCGACGCCTCGACCAGTTCTTACGCGCGGCTGCTGGAGACGATTGGCCCTGGTCTGGTCGGCAAGGCGGCGGTGCTCGGCTGGCTGGGCAGCGGCAGCGCGACGGTGAAGACCGTCCCGCGGCGCGCACCCAGCCAACGGTTCTACGCCGGTTCGGCGGTTGTCGGCGTGCCGTACCTCAACACGGCTTACTGGGAGACTTTTGTCACCACCTACGGTGCTTCGCAGCCGATCCCGGTGCCGTTTGTGGGTCTGCCATACAACCTCTCGGCAATGCCAACTTATCTCCCGGGGCTGGAGTCGTTTCAGGCGACCGCGGCCGAGCGGGCAGGGGGCCAGCCGTTGGCTTTGATCCAATCCCGCTATCGCCAGCAGTTTCGGGGCGTCGTGCGGTTGCTATTCTCAATTACCCGCTACCGCAGCCCACTCAAGGATGGCCCGACCGGCCGGACGATTGGCTTTGGTTATCCGGGGCTGACGCTCAACGCGCGCGTGGAATCGACGCGGCTGGGGCAGGTCGAGCCCCTTTCCGGAACCAGCTCGCAAACCATCAACCCACTTTGGATGTCGCGGCATCCCCAGAAATTCACGGTTGGTGAGTTCGATGCCAACTTCAATGACTTTTACCTTCCGGGGCAGGCGCAGCAGACCGGCGTGACGTTGGTCCTGCCGTTCAGCACGTTCAACCCGGCGAGCTTCAACGAACCGACCAAATGGGTGTACCGCTGGGTCGTCAACTGCTGGCTGGGTGGAGCCGAGATGCCGGCTTATTCGGCTGGCGCGGTCGATGTTCGCTGCACCTCCTGTGCGCTCGAGTTGATGGAGACGCAGCGGGACGACACGGTGCCACTGATTCGCGACCCTGCGGCCAATCCGAACCCACCGCCACCGACGCCATCGTCGATCGCCACTCCAGGTGGCGAATCGGAGAGTGGCCGCATTCTCGGACCGATTGAAGGTCCCGTCTCGGCTGGACTCCTCCAGACCTCGGCGGTTGGCTTTGCGCAGCGGGCTTTCCAGCGGCTCGGGGCAGGGGAGGTCTCGACTTCGGCTTCCTCCGTCTCGGGTTCCGGAGCTGTCTCCGTTTAACCCACACTTACTTTTGAGGAACAGACATGGCACTTCAGTTCAGCACCAACCTCCGCAACGCCCGGGCCAACCAAATCGAATCCCACGTCGGGGCTTCGGCCGTGATGAAAATCCGATCGGGCTCAGTCCCGGCCAACTGTGGCACGGCCGATTCGGGCACCGTGCTCGCCACGCTCAACCTGCCGGCCGACTGGATGGGAGCTGCGTCCAGCGGGGCCGTCTCCCTGGCTGGCACCTGGCAGGACGCCAGCGCGGACGCCACGGGCACTGCGGGCCACTTCCGCATCTACCGCAGCGACGGCACGACTTGCGAGATGCAGGGCACAGTCACGGCTACCGGAGGCGGCGGAGACCTGACGCTCAGCTCGACTTCCATCGTCTCTGGCGGCTCCGTCACGATCACCAGCTTCACCATCACCGAAGGCAACGCATAGGAGGTTCCATGCCCAGCACCACCCGATTCCGCTCCTTCCCCGGAGCACTCGCCAAGAAGATTCACAACCTAAGCGCGGACAGCATCTACCTGATGCTGACCAACGTTGAGCCAGTCATCTCGAACTCGGTGAAGTCCAACCTCACCGAAATCGCCGCCGGCGGTGGCTACGCCGCGAACGGCTTTGCTCTGACCCGGCTCAGCTTCGACGATGGAGCCTCAACAGGAATCTGGCGGCTCTTTCTGCAGGACTACACGTTCACACCAACTGGAACTGTTGGAATCTGGCAATACGCCGCGCTCTACAACTTCACAGCGACGAACAAGGAGCTCATTTGCTGGGCTGACTACGGCGCGCCGATCGCCCTCATCGGCAGTTCGGACCCATTTACGTACCAGTTCGACCAAGTGAATGGGGTGCTCTGGGGAACTTAGGCCCAAATACCTGCCGAAATCGCAGGTTCCTGTGAACAAGGTAAACAAAATCACCCATGCTGGGTTGATCCAGCTTTGGTGGAAGCACCAATCTGAATAGAATCTAGAAGGACTTTAGAGGGAGAAACCGTGTACTGCTGAGTAATCTCCGAATTCAGGTAGGTGAGAACCTTAAGGGCATCTGGCCATTGCTCAACCTCAAGGCGAACTTGGCGCATTTGCCGATCCAACCACCCCTTCTTGAGCTTGATTGCTTCCACTTTTTACCCTTTCGAGATCCCACCTGAACTGTTCAAAGGCCGCCTTCTCTGCCGCCATGTTAATCCTTTGCGTTCGACTAGGGTACTCCCCAAGCCTTGGATTCGCAATGTCAGGCTTCCACTCTTTGGCATGCATCACCAGTTTCTTTCGGTCGACATCAATCACTTTGAACAGGTCTTGATAGCGTCGAGGCGCAACGCCAACAAAAGGGACAAAGGAAACAACGTTCCCGCATTCAATATCTTCAATGCGAACTGAATCAGGATAGAGTTCGTTGACGAGGCTTTTCGGGTATGGCTCAATGTAGTAAACTTTTCGAATGCCAGCAGCTACGATGTGACGTGCGCATTCGTGGCATGGAAAAGTCGTCGAGTACAGAAAACACCCATCAACCGCAGCGCCTCGCCTCGCTGCATCCATAAGGGCCGCCATCTCGGCGTGAACACATCGACCAAACTCGATCACTCCCATGATCCTTGTGTTGTCCATGTACCGTTTTTCAATGAGCCATGCTGCAACTTTCTGTGCATCGCTAGTGCCGAAACCGGCGAGCTCGTGTTGACTGCCATCGGAATTTTTGGCGTAAGCCATCCCGCTATCAAGCATTCGCTGAACGACTTCCACAAACATTCGATGCTTCATGTCGTCATTGATTTCGTCGCGTCGCTTGAAATCTCGACCGTCAGGCTCGTCACCTTCCCAATAAAGGCCTCCTCCGGTCTTTGGCACCTCGTTCGTTCCGACGCAGACCACATTCCCATCTTGAGTGGCAATCACCGCGCCGACTTGACGCTGCAACGAGGCAGATCGCCAAGCGGAAGCATGAGCCAAAAACATGCCCTGTTCGCTAGCAGTCGGCGTTATAAAGACGTTCCCGAGAAACAACTCAACCAGTCGGTTAGTCGCGACTTCCATCCCGTGGTCAACATCAATGAAAAAGTCTGCCAAAGGAAACACTTTACCAACCTTCTGGCCCATTAGATCATCAGGCTCTTGTTGGTCACGATTGATCAACTGCTCTGCATTTGGCAGAAACTTTGTCGAATCAAACTCCTGTTGAGTCCGACAAATGCGACTTGCTAGGTGCTTTACCCTAGCAGTCCGACTGGAAGCTAGAGAAAACAGTAAAAATGCTGGGCCGTAGATATTACGAAGACTCGTCACTTCATCAGGATGCTTTAGAGACCGCAAAATAAATGCATGCTTCGCCTCTGTTGACTGGCTCCGAAGTTCCCGAATCGCACCGACGGCGAGCATGGACAGAGCATCACCCCGCCCCAATTTAGTCCTAAAACTACTACCGGCCTTCATGTATTTGTCGTAACGCGCCTCCTCATTGGAATAGTTAAGATCAAGTCCAATTAGTTCTTTGACTTCATCCAACAAACCGCTGAGGCGAACTTGGTGCGATGCATAACCCAATCGTCGAAATGAGTTTGCCAACGCTTGGCAAAACGGTTCGAGATCGGTTCCAATGGGCGCAACCAGACCAATGACAATATCTTTAAGACCGTGTTCCAGTATGCTTGCTGCGGTCATGAGTCTACCTTGCATGTTTTAACGGGCTCGGAAGTCATATTTTGCGCCGCTCCTTGAAAATCAAGATTAAATTGTGGCCTAGTTTCCCCGAGGCTTTGTGCTTTGAATCCATTGAATCGACCAAGAAGACCAAACTGAGCCAGGTCTGAAAGGAGGACAAATACTGCACACTTGCAAATCTCATGTAGGATTTGGCATTGTCCTGAATAGCAATGGCATCGCGGCGGAGATTCGCGCGGTACACAGTCTCTTTGAAGGTTTTAAAGTCTAGCGCCATCTCACGTCCTTCGACTTCTGCCAAACAACTCACGCAGAAACAGGCTCTTTAAACAATGAGGTTTGGTTTACCGGTTTGTGCACCGTAAATACTCAATGGATCGTTGTCAATTATTGTTCGCCTTTTCAATATTGTTCAATTCTTTTCGCTGATCAGTTTTCGCAATATCGATAACGCTTCAGCGACTAATTTTCCTTGCTCCTCGATACTGCGAATAACCTCTTCAGGTGTCCGTTCATCCAGCTTAACAACGACATTCGGGTTCACAGCCTTGAGATCAAAGACAGCCGCATCGATCGCATCGACCTTTGATTGCACCTCACGAGCTGCCTTTTCTTGTTCTCGAATACGAGCTTCCAAACTCTCTTTTTCTGCCTGATCAATTCCGTTTGACTTGAGCGATTTAAGCTCTTCTTTTAGTACCAAAATCTCGGCTTTAGCCCGCTCCACTTCTTCCTGATGAGGCTTCATGTCCTCGCGGGCTTGTTTGCGGCGGGCAGCGAAATCGACCGTCCAGGAATAACGGCTTTCACTCGCCTTGGTGCCGCGTGTTTTCCGCAACCGAGCATAGGAGGGGAATGGTTGGCCGGCATTCGTCTCGTCTTCTTTCCAAGCGTCAATCAACGAGGCCGGTAGATCGGCGTCGTCGAGTACTTCGCCATTCTTGCCAAAACCGAAGTGGGCCAGCGTCATCGGTGACTTCTTGCCGACCTTAACATGCGTCAGGTCGTAGTACCAGATTTTGGTAGTCTTCTTCCCCTTCGTGAAGAAAAGTAAATTTGTCTTCACTGCCGCGCCAGCACCAACGAACACGCCACCCGGTAGACTGACGATGGCCCATAAATCGCATTCGTCCACCAACTTGCGCTTCGTCTCCACGAATGCGGCCTCGTCCTTGCGGAACAGAAAACCATCGTCGAGAACAATCGCACACCGCCCCTCGGCGGCCAGTTCGCCGAGAATGTCTTGAACAAATAGGACTTGAGTGCTGCTGGTAGCATACGCATAGTTCTTCTGCGCGTCCTTTCCTTCCTTGCCTCCGAAGGGTGGATTGGTCAGAATCACGTCAAACGTCTTGGGAGCCTTGTCAAACAACCCACTGTAGCTGGCCCGTTTGGTCAAGGTGTTGCCATGCCACAGGTTCGGCTGGTCGATCCCGTGCAGCACCAGATTCGCCAGGGCGATCGGGAAGACGAGGTTTTCCTTCTCACGTCCGAAAAACGTGTCATGCTTGAGTTTGTCGATATCAGTGCTGGCCGGAGCGCTACCCAGGTTTCGAGCGATATGTTCGTAGGCTACGGCCAGAAAGCCGCCGGTGCCGCAGCAGGGATCGTACACCGTCTTGCCCAGCGTCGGGTTGACCGTATGCACCATCGCCCGAATCACCTCTCGCGGCGTGAAGAACTGCCCACCGTCAGAGTTCTTCTCCCCCATCTTCAATAACAAGTCCTCGTACACCTGCGACAGGGTGAAAAAGTGGGTGTCGTCCACGTGATCGATGCTAATTTCATCGACCTTGTCAAGGATATCGCGGAGATTCGTTTCACTGTCCACCCGCACCCGTTCAACGGCCGTCATGATTCGGCCGATGACACGCTGTTTGCGGGTAGCGGTCGGGTTCGGTTGCTTGGTCTTTGGATCGATGTCGAGCGAATGCAGGTGGGGCAACAGTTCGCGGTTAATAAAGTCAAAGAGCTTGCCATCCCCTTTGGAGAAGAGTTCCTGCCGTTTCCAGCCGTACGGCTTGCCCTCGTCGGTTCGCGGATGGGTCAAGTCGTCCCTATAGGGAGCGGCCCAATCCTGCCAGCGGAACGGAGCGCGGAGTGCGGGCGTAAACGACTCGCCCACCGCATCTGCCGCCTCGCGGTCGCGTCGCTCTTGCTCGTCGAGAATGCGGAGAAAGAGAATCCAGGTCAGTTCGGGCACGTACTGCAAGGCACTGGCGCAGTTCGACCTTCGCAGAATATCGCAAATCGACTTGACGAAGGCCGATAGCGACCGCGTCCCGGCGATAGCCTTGGGGGCCTTGGGTTTCCGTTCCTTTTTGGTCTTGGCCATACGTTTCAGTTCCCGAATACTTGAGCGAGGAGTCTTTGCGGTAGGAGGTCAAGTTCCACAAGTTGAGCATTTGATGCCGTCCGCGCGCGTCCTAGCTCGACATGGAAACTCTTCAGCGTCGAGGCGATCCGGCTTTGCTCTTGCAGTTCTGGTAGTCGCAATGGCGTTTCGCGGATTGTATCTTGCGAAATGTTTCGCATCGAATTGCTAGTACCTGTTGCATTCTCTTCGATGTGCGATCGTGCTTCTGGCCAGCGTAACGCTTGAACCACGTAGTCTGGATCGCATTTGCTTTCATCCAAGACCAATCGCAATGACTTGTCAGATAGTAGGCGATTGGGATAGTCACGATCGACGCGAACAACCGCACCCACAAGTTCAACGGTATTCGCTCGAGAGATTAACACGTCACCTTTACGAATACGATGATGCTCATCGGGTTGATAGTCTGCTTCAATTGACTTTGCTTCTCTCGGACGAAATTCTCCCCACGTCATGGCGCTGACTTTGATCACACCCAACTCATCATCACGAGCGATTTGTTCTGTTGTTTGAAGGCTTCGCCCCGTCTCAATACCATGCAACAATTCCCCAAGCCGCACAGTAGGCCAACGTTCGGAGAAGACTTGGCCCAGCAGCTTCTGCGGCAGAAGGTCGAGTTCCGCGAGTTGCTTCCTCGCGGATTCGCGTGCGTGCTCTAACTGATGGATTTCGTTGAATAGTCGGTTAGCAATTGACCTTTGTTCGCTGAACGAAGGAAACGGAAATTTCTTTGAGAGTAAATCATCAATCGACAGGTTTGAAATGTTGGTTGTATTGGATGACAATTCATAGCAACAATCCATGACCTGTTTTGACCGCATAAACAAACTGAGATAGCCCGGGTCAAAACCATCCTTCGGCCGGAAGACAGTCACAAAAGCTCCAAAAGTACATTTGTAAGGCAATTCGCGTACTAGACATGACTTCCCCACAAGTGCTTTGCTATTGGCCGTCGACACCAGCAAATCACCAAACGCAAGGAAGCGACTTGGATCTTTCACGCATTTGGCCGGAATGAATCTTCGACTCTCCCAGACGACTTCGGACTGAACTGCACTGGTAGTTAAGCAAGCTACCGAGCCCTCGAAAGGCGACGGCCTTGCCTCGCCCGAGGGGAAAGTAACGCCGCGTATTGGCGTAATTGCATCTCTCAAAGGCCTCACTCGCCATCTTGCTGCGGACTTCTCGACTTCTACCTCAAGATTGCTCATGCTGCGAACAACCTCCCCTTAGCATCCAACATTACTGCGGCCGGGGAGCCAAGAGTACGGAGGGCATCGAGACCGCCGACAGACTTGATCTCCGGCACATCCCACAAGGCAGGTGTCTCCAACGCCTCCGTGCCGCCAAGCTCGAACTGATGCCCCACGCCGCGCAGCACCGCGGCCGCCCTAGTATCCATCCCGTCGAACCAATCGAGGTTGTCCGCCAAATAAATCCCCTTGCGCTCTGGCCGCTTCAAGGCTCGGGCGCGGTAACCGTAGTGGGCGAAAAGATCGTAGGTGTCGAATTCAGTCATCTGCTCGATGTCGCGGAGCAATTCGGGACTGAAATTGTCGCCCAATAGATGATCGATCAGCCGCCGACGCTTCGGGGATTCGATCCACAGTTGGCGGAAGTCGTCCAAGTTGTGAGCCTCGCTCAACACCCGCTTGATCATCTCGCGACGATATTCATCTACGGGAATAGGAACGGCCCGCCCATCGCGACTACCCAGAATAAATCGCCCTTGCGGCGTGATCAGCGTGCCGCCGGGAATTTCAGGTACAGGGGGCGGCCCATCCGGGCCATCAGGCCCATCTCCACCAGGGCCGTCGTCATCATCGCCACCGCCGCCAGGCCCGCGCGGTCGAGGCGGGCTGGTGATGAAGTCGGTGCCGAATAGGTCGGTGACGCCTGTGTAGTCGTACAGCCAGAACTTGTACTTTTGTGTCTCCTCGTGGATTCGGGTGCCGCGACCGACCATCTGATAGAACTTAATGGCACTCTTGAGGTAGCGGAAGAAAACGACTGCGTTGAGCCGTTCGATGTCCACGCCGGCTTCGAGCAAATCGACGGTGCAGGCAATGAAGGCGCGTTCGCCAGAGCCTCTCATCGGCTCGATCATGTCTGCTCCGTTGTTGACGCCCCCCATGCACTTGAAGGCATAGTGGTCTTTCGGTTCACGGTTGTTGGCCCGGCACCAGCGAACGTACAAATTGTTCATCTGAATGGCCACCCGGTCGGCATGAATCTCGCGGGTGCAGAAGATGATTACCTTTTGCTCGGGGCCACCGTTCTGACAAAGGAGCTGGAACAGGTCTTCACACATGGCAGGCGTGCGCATGTCGATGAACAGTTCGTCGTCAAAGTCCTTGCCGGTGTACTCGTTTTTGGTCAGGTCGTCCTCGGTGATTGGCTGCCCGGTCTTGATGTTGGTAGGCCGAGCGGCGAGGACTTCCGCGCGGGTAAAAACGCGAGCGTCAATGGTCGGTTTACGTTTGACAATTTCGCAAGCGGCGAGGTAGCCGTCTTCCTGGGCTTGAATGAGGGTGTATTCGTAAACTGGCTCGCCGAAGTATTTGAGATTGTTGGCGGTGATTTCGGCGTCCTCGTCGGTCTTGTCTTTCGCTTCGCGGAGTTGGCGAGGGGTCGCGGTCAGTCCGATGTGGATGGCAGACGGATTGCGTTCGAGAATGACCGACCATTTGCCCCAGGCCGAACGATGACATTCGTCGATCACGATGACGCTGAAAGCATCGGGTGGGTAATGCTCGGTCAGGAAACTAGCAAAGTTGGTGGATTCATCGTCTAGGCCGAGCGTTTGATAGGTGGCGATGTGGATGCGAGCATTCTTAGCCGCGTTGTCGCCTTTTTCTGTCTTGACGAGCCGAGCGTTGTCGCCAAAAACCGCTTTGAGTTTGGTATAGGCTTGCTCACGCAATTCGTCGCGGTCGCAAAGGAACAGAGCGGGTTTCGGCAGCCGTTCCGCTTCGTTGAGTCGCCACAGCAGGTTGGCAGCGATGATTGTCTTACCTGATCCGGTCGCCAGCGAAAGGAGCACTCGCGGAGCTTCGCCATCTGCTTCGCATTTGAGTATCTTTTCGAAGGCGGCTCGAATGGCCGCGTCCTGATAGTAGCGAGAATCGGGATAGGCGGGACTGTCAGGCTGAAAAAGTAGCAGCGAGGATGGGTCATCGAGCTTAATACCGGTGTGTCGATGGTAGCAATCCGTTAAACGCTGATGGTCGGGAAAGTCGGTGAATGCGAATGGTCCAGTGTGCTCGCCGGTGAATTTATTGAACTTGGCGTAACGATGACCGTTGGTAGAGAAAATGTACTTGGCGTCGAAACGTTTGCACTCGGCGTAGTCCTTGGCCTGTTGCATCCCTTTGAGTGGGTCTTCGTCCTCTTTCTTCGCTTCGAGAATGGCCACGGGTAACGGCGTCGTGCCGTTGGGAACCTCGACGCAAAGCAAATAGTCCATCTTGCCAGGCCCAGCGCGACGACGACCCTTGGGGCCTGTGGGCTCCACTGGCGCAGGCGTTTCGAGCCGAACGTAGGGCATGCGATAACCCTTGTCCCGCAAGACAGGGTCGATCAGCTCATAGCGTGTCTCGGCTTCATTCTTGGCCATTGTGTTTCTTCCTCGAAAGTCGTCCAACTCTACTTCGGCCTCGATGGTCTTTAATTTTCGTTAAACTAGCGTGCCAGCCTTGTAAGCAACTTGTCCAAGTCCGTCCGCGTGAACAAGCGACAGCTTTTCATTCAAATAACGGCAAGCCAGATGCAACAACGGGCAGTGCGTTTTCTAGACGTGTTGCATTGAACAGCGAGGCACTCGGCCTCCCATTCCTTGAGTGCAATTGGATAATTTTTCATCGTCTTTGCCGCCATACGCATAGGGTGATCGTCCATCGCCTCTCATGTTTTAACCACCTAGATGGGAATCCCAACCCTCTTTACTCTTCCTCCAAGTCGGCCCCCCCATGTTCATCAACTAGCATCCAAACCTTTTTCAGCGGCAACTCAGCTTGAATCTCGGGCGGCAAGCGTTCATAAGTCCGATAGATCGCTTCGACGACGTCGCGGCTGTCCCACAGGCGAATTGTGAAATGAGCCTGCTTTGATTCACTCAGAACAACCCGGTTAAAGCCGCCCCAACAAACAAGGAGCCCTTGCTCAGCCTTGAAAGATTGCATCGCACCTTGAAGTGTTCGATAGATAGTGACCTCCGCTGGTGAAGTTTGAGATTTAACTTGCACGCAAAGGCGTGGGGCGTCGAGCCCCAAAGGACCCCGGCCACCAAGAATATCAACACCTCCGTCAGGTCCAGGCGGGGATAACTTGGTGATCCAGCCATCTGCCTTGAGGATTGCTTCGACTAATTCTGCCAACTTATGTCCAACAAAACGGCTTTGGATGTGAGCCACAATTCGATCGTTCGCAGCCAAAGCCAAGTCGTGAGCCACCTCCTCAGCATCGTCTTCATCGACTCGAATCGGCCCGGCTGGACCGACGCCCCCTTGAAAGCCTGGATCTGACTTTCCGTTAAGCATCGCGAGGATTCGATTTTCGGCGTCGTTTCGTTTGATGTTGCAGACCGTCATAAATGCACCGATTGAGTACAAAAGGTCTTGCTTGAAGAGCGACCTCGGTATCTCCGGTCGAATCCACTCAACAGCCCGAACATGCCGAAACGAATCCCCAACTTTTTCGTATTGGTAGTTGCCCGTCACCCGCCCCAGTGCTACTTGGTTTGTTAACTTTCTCGGCAGGACAACAATGTCACCGACTTGTATTGCCAGAGCAAATGCCCAAAGCTGCCCAGAGTAGTTCCCGATTGCCCGGGTTTTGGCATTGGGGAAGGTGGCCTTTACCAAATCAAAAATACCCTGGTAGTCACCAATCCCGGCAAGCGAGGGAACCTCCCTGAAACCAAGAATCGCAACGCCATTTTCGATGGCGTACTGCTCGTCCTCGCCATCCCCACCTGCACGAACCAAGAAAACCCGTTGTTGAGTCTTTGACATCTTTCCCTTCCAATCACCGTCCCTTTGGACCTACCACCGTGTTTAGGTCAACAAGATAGCAGTTCAGTTAAGCAGCGTCATTCTTCTGCAATTTTTCCCAAGTTTTTGAACGGGATCCCATCACGTTTGATTGGCGAAAGTAAGCCGCTGCGGGAACACAGCGAGAGGGCAATGCTCACCTGAGACTCCCGCCCCGGCAATTTGGACAGGGCAGGTCAATCCTACCCACATTTCGCCGCCAGCTCTTTGGCCAAGTCGAGCCGCTTCTTAGCGTAGATCTGCGTCGCGGGCAGGCTGCTTGTGGCCGAGGACGGCCTGAGCTGCCTCCAGCCCGTAGTGCCACGAATCATCTGGGCCTAGGCGTGCCGCAGCTGGTGCGGCGTATGGAACGCGCAGCCTGAAATGTTACAAACTGGGAATTTTGCCTACCACTGGCATCCTTTTTACAGCCTCATCACGAATTTGGCCCGAAAGGTGGCCGGCCCAAGCCGCAAGCCGCTCACGACTGTTTTCCCGCAAGAAATCCTCGCTAAGATGGGGCGATAGCCGTTCGCGGCTCGAGTTTACCCCTTCCTTCCACCTAAGGTTCTGGGATCCCACCGATGTCCAAAGTCAAATCGCTTCTCAAACGCGCTTGGACCGAATTCACCAACCCAGGTCAGGAGCAACGCGTGAGGCTGCTACAGCAGGCTATCGCACACGGTTTTCAAACCAAGAAGTCGGCTTTTGACCTGAGCGAGGTGTTGATTGCTCATGAATACAATCCGACTGATCTCAAGGTCGCGACAAAAGCATACTACCAGCTGATGCTGCAGCGACTGTGGGAGAACGGGCTACCCCAACCGAATCAACGCCAATTACTCGGCGTCATCGCTGAAAAGCTCCGTTTACCTCAAGACGAAGTGAAGCAACTCAACGAAGAAGTCGCCTCGCTTGCATTTGCAGAATGTCTCTCGGAAGCCCTCAAAGACGGAGTCCTGACGGCATCCGAACTGGAAGCTTTGCAGGGCGTCGCCAGTTTCACTGGCTCAACCGTAAAGGTGTTTGCTCGCCGCAACGCTTTACGCCAGGGGATCGGTATTTTACGGGGCTTGTTCGCTGAGGCGACTTCAACAGGCATCCTTGACCAAAAGCTCTGGCAAAACCTACAAGCCTCCGCCGACGCACTGGGGCTGACTCGCGAGGAGTTGCTAGAGGCAGTAACTCCGCATGCAAAGTCCTTCGCCGAACATGTGCTAGCGGACGTTAAGTCAGATGGAGTCGTGACCGCCGAGGAAGAGCGGTATCTGAAATGGCTGATGCAGACTTTCTCTTTTGGTGCCATGTTTAAAGACTACATCCGAAGCGAACTCAGCCTTCTCAGAGAAAGGACTATGATTTCCAGTGGAAATCCGCCCCAAGTCCCGCCCCCGCCGGGTTTGAACTTACAGCCAAGCGAGTCTGTTTTCTTCTGGGGACGATGTGAAGCCAACATTCAGCGCAACCTAAAGTCGGGCCTTACAGACGACCTGCACGACGGCAACTTAGCCCTGACGGACTCCCGGGTCATTTTTGAGTCCGAGACTAAACCGTTGAGCATCACTTATCGGGCAATTGTCGGCTGGAACGGTCAGGATCGGCTCTTGAATTTAACGGTCAAGAACAAACCGACCATCAGTTTCCGCTGCAGGAAGCCAGACCCTCTGTTTTTTGAGCGGTTTAAGTCCTTGCTTCAACTTAACAACCAAACCTTGGTTCGCCGTTCCACCGGAGCCCCAGACCGCCATATCCCGCGTGAAGTGCGCCAAAGGGTCTGGCAGCGTTACAGCGGCAAGTGCGCCGAATGCGGAGCAACTGACTACCTCGAATTCGATCACATTGTCCCGGTCGCCAAAGGCGGCAGCAACTCGGACCAAAACGTCCAGCTTCTTTGCCGCAAATGCAATCTGCAGAAGTCCGACAAAATTTAGGCGGGAGCCCGGCGAGGACTTGCGTCTCAACAGCCCCCCCGCCTCGACAATGAACCCAGAGCAGGGGAGTCCTACCCACACTTCGCCGCCAGTTCCTTCGCCAGGTCCAGCCGCTTTTTTGCGTAGATCTGCGTTGCGGTCAGGCTGCTGTGGCCGAGGACGGCTTGAGCTGCCTCCAGGCCGAACTGGTCGCGAATCATCTGGGCCTTCGCGTGCCGCAGCTGGTGTGGCGTCCAGTAGATTAGACCCGCCGCCCTGAATTTCGCGACCCGGTAGGGCTGGTCAATTCGCGGCGTCGCCTGTTGGGCAATCCCGTGGGTGACGGCCTGATGGTAGGTATCCGTCGTGTAATGATCCCGAATGTGCTTCAGGTCCGACTTCGGTTTGCGATTCTTCCGCGGCTGGTCGGTCTTGTAGCGATGAGCCACCGACTCTTTGGGCGAAAAGCAGTACTGCTTCGACGGCCGATCAAGGTAGGGCTTGAGCACCGCCTGAGCCGCCGGGCCGAGGAAGATGACCAGATCATGCCCACGGTACTTGGCTTTGTGATGCGTCGGCGTCCAGACCCAAGGCTCCTGAGAGGTATCAACCTCGCACGGCCGGATGGTACAGACGTTCTGCGGCCGGCAGCCAGTATGCCACTGGAACCGAATCATGTCCGCGACGACTGGAGTCACGTGAGGCAGAACCTTTTGCACCGTGGCCCAATCGACTGGAAGACGCGGCGCGGTCTCGCGGGCTTCGGACTTCTGATAACGCAGCCCACCAACCGTCGCGAGTGCGGTCAACCGGTCCGGCGAGATGATCTCGCGCGAGACGGCCCACTTGAAGACCCGCTTAAAGTTTCCCAACTGATGATTGATCGTCGTCCGGGTTAAACGGTAGCGCATCGTCCGGGTGACTTTGCCTTTGCGATTGCGGAACTGGCGAATGAACTCGTTGCTCGCCAGATAGTCGCGCAGGTCGGCCAAGTAGACCGGGCCGAACTCAGAGGCGAGCAGCGTGCCGTAGCGTTCGACTGCGATCTCCAGAATCCGGCGGTGCTTGTCGAGCTCGCCCTTTTCCAGGCGACCGGGCTCGGACATGTGCTCCAGGTACATGTCGGCCAGCTTGGCGAGCGTTACGTCTCGAAGGGGCTTGGCGATCAGCACGGGGCTGGCCTTGTCTCGCTTGGTTCCGCAGTTGATGCGGATGAAGTCGTGGTAGAGTTTTAGGCTCGCTTCGCTGCCGAAAGGTGCGCCGTTGAAGTAAAAGCGCTTTCCGCGCCAGAAAACGTAGCCGATGTTGCGCGGTTTGAAGTGGCTGTAGGTCGGCAGAACTTTGGACATTGGTTACAAACTCCTCGAAATTTGGTTACAACAAATTTCAAGAAGGCCAATTTCCTCGGGGAATCGACACCTTTGGTCCAAAAGCAAACCAAAATTCCTAAACCGTAGGTCGGAGGTTCGATTCCTCTCGGGGGTACTAGAAATCCCGCATTTCGCGAGGTTTTTTCATTTCCGCTCCGACCTAATGTGCCATGGGGAAACGAAAAAAGGAGCTCCGGGGATACATTTGGTTACAAAACCTCCGACCTAAGGTCGCAATTTCCGTAGGTCGACCAAAGGAAACAATCGGACCGAGGCTCTGGAAGTGCCCGT